CATCCGGGGCACAGAATAAAAAAATCTCCCAAGGCTTCTCTGGAAAAGCCCTTGATATGGGCATCCGAACAACCAAAAAAGTCAAATTGATGGGTTGTTCTCTATTGAAAATGCTTATTGAGCAAAACCAATTCATCGTCCAAGACGAAGAAACTATCGGTGAATTATGCACCTTCTCCAAGAAAAATAACTCCTACGAGGCGGAACCCGGAAAGCATGACGATATGGTCATGGGACTGGTCCTTTTCGCATGGATGACCGACCAAACCTTCTTCAAGGAGGTATCAAACATAAATACATTATACAAATTGCGTGAGAAAAGTGACGAAGAAATAATGAGTGAATTAACTCCCTTTGGAATCATAGATGACGGACGCGGGTTTGAAGAAGAATCTGAAATAGATTTGGACCATGCCTTAGACGTTCTAATTGGCTAAGTAATAATAGATAAATAAGAAAACACCAATAACCTGAGTTAAGGGAGACAATCTTATGGCTTTCCAAGTATCGCCCGGAGTCAATGTATCTGAAATAGACCTAACTACGATTGTGCCAGCCGTAAGCACCACCGAAGGTGCCCTTGCTGGAGTCTTTCGTTGGGGACCGGTTGAAAAGAGAATACTTGTTGATTCTGAAATCAATCTCGTAAATCGTTACGGGCGACCATCAAACTTCAACGGAGAAACTTGGTTCACAGCAGCCAACTTCCTTGCGTATGGTAATCGTCTGTATATCGCTCGTGCCGGTGACACCACCGGTAACACAATCTCTAAATCATTTGCCAATCAGGTTTCCCAAACAGGAAACAATGCTATTGCTCTGGCAAACGCTACTGTGGGCAACACCACAAGCCTAGTTTCCGGTATGGTTCTTTCATACTCTAACAACCCAGCTTTGCCGGTAGGCGCTCTGATCTCTACTGTAAACGCCACCCACGTAGTTCTTACTGAACCTGCTTCGGCTAATGCCAACAACGTGTCTGTGATCTTCCGTGACAACATTCTCTACAGCGCTGCCGCTCTACAATCAGATTTGGGCTATAATATTAGTAATATCTCCGATTGGGATAATCAAGTTGTCAAGAATGATGACCACTATGCTGCCTTAGAAGCCAGCGGTCACACATTTGATGTAGCTGCCCTATTTGTTGCTAGATATCCCGGTGAAATGGGCAACTCTCTACGAGTGTCCGTCTGTGACAGTTATGATCAGTTCAAGTCAAATAACTCTCTACAGCCCAACGCTCAGATGAACGCTGCGGCATCGGTTGTGCTTGGCACAGTAGGATCAAACACTCTTACTGTAACGCTAAAACCGACTGATACAGCCAACACCACCGAAGTTGCTACTGCTAACGCTTTGGCAGGATCAGTTAGAGCTAAGGTGTCAGTTGGTGATTTGATTGAAGTTGGTAACACCAGAATTGGTTTCCAGTTCCTCAAGGTCACAAACTACAGCACTCTAGCCATGACAGGAAACGTATTCAGCTTCACAATCACATGTGATGATGAAGTCAAGCTATCTTCTAACACAAACAACCCATATCTGACCCGCTACTGGGAGTTCCACAACTCGGTGGATACCGCCCCAGACCAGTCGGACTATGTGTTCAACTACGGAAACACATCGGCTAATGACGAACTCCACATCGTTGTTGTAGACGAAGGTGGTAAGTTCACCACATCTCCGGGAACAATCCTTGAGGTCTATAAGAACCTATCACGTGCGACCGATGCCCAGACCGCCGATGGTACATCTCTGTACTACAAGAACGCCATCAATACCCGCTCACAATATATCTGGTTTGCTAACGACAGAACAACCGCTCGTTCTAACACAGCACCGTTTGTCGCAAGCTCTACCGGAACCATTCCACTCTCTATGAGAATGGATGGCGGAAACGATGGCTTTGGTGAAACAGATGTTCCATTCGGAACCCTTGCCTTTGCCTACGACCTATTCAAGTCAGGCGAAGATATTGATATCAGCCTTGTCCTTCAGGGTAAGGCGCGTGGTGAACCTATTTCTCACTACACACAGCTTGGCAACTACCTGATTGATAACGTCGCGGAGTCTCGTAAGGACTGTGTGGTGTTTATCTCACCAGACTATGCGGATGTTGTGTCTAACCTCTATGAAGAAGCAGGAGATGTAGTTGATTTCAGAAACGAACTTCGTAGCTCAAGCTACGGTGTGATGGATTCTGGATACAAGTATCAGTACGACAAATACAACGATGTGTACCGTTGGGTGCCACTCAACGGTGATATGGCCGGTCTTTGCGTAAGAACTGATATGACCAACGATCCATGGTGGTCGCCAGCCGGTCTAAACCGTGGCACTATCAAGAATTTGGTTCGTTTGGCCTATAACCCGAAGAAGTCAGATCGTGACTCACTCTACAAGGCAGGGGTCAACCCGGTGGTTTCTACTCCCGGACTTGGAACTTACCTGTTCGGAGACAAGACACTTCTAACGAAGCCATCCGCCTTTGATCGTATCAATGTTCGTCGTCTATTCATCGTTCTTGAAAAAGCTATTAGCACCGCTGCTAAATATACATTGTTTGAGTTCAACGATGACTTCACACGCGCACAGTTCCGCAACTTGATCAATCCATACCTTCGTGATGTTAAGGGACGCCGAGGAATCTATGACTTCCTTGTAGTTTGTGACTCTACGAACAACTCGCCAGAGGTCATTGACCGAAATGAGTTCATCGGAGACATTTACATTAAACCAGCACGTAGCATCAATTTTATCCAGCTTAATTTTGTGGCTGTTAGAACTGGTGTTGCCTTTAGTGAAGTTGTTGGCAAGTTCTAATCTCAAAGGAGTCAAACTAAATGGCATTTAACATCGCCTCATTCAAAGCTAATGGTATCCCCCTAGGCGGGGCAAGACCGACACTCTTTGATGTTGTCCTAACATTTCCTCAGGGGATCGGTATTCCTCTGGGGGCTATGGAAAAGCTGACCTTCACTTGTAAGGCGGCCGAACTTCCATCGTCTACGATAGGCAAGATTGAAGTCCCTTATTTCGGACGAAAGATCAAAATCAACGGTGATCGCGACTATCCAGATTGGAGAGTCCGTATCATCAACGATGAAGATTTCTCGGTTCGTTCGGCCCTTGAACAGTGGCACTACGCTATCAACTCTATTGTGCCCAACGTCATGGACCCAGCCGTAGCCCTTGTTCCCGGTGGTCCCGGATCATCCTACAAGACAACCGCCGAAGTTCGGCAGTATCGTAAGGTAGGACAGGGTGGCATCACCAACGCCGATACGGACGTGATTAGAACCTACAAGTTGGAAGGTATTTTCCCAACAGTCATCGGTGCCATCACCGTTGATTGGGATGCTACCAACCGTATTGAAGAATTTGAAGTAGACTTCGCTTACGATTGGGTTGAACCGATCACTGGTGCGTCTGTGAGATCGTCTGAAGAAGGCATCTTCTCACCCGGCGTTCCCGGCAACTCGTCTGTCGGTTCCTAATCTAAATTATAAGAAAGTAGGTTTATGGCCAATTTATATGAACAAGTGAGTAGCTTCTTTGGATTTCAAATCAAACGACCCGAAGAAGAAAAACAAGAGCAGATACCGTCATTCGCCCCTAAACAGGACAATGACGGTGCTGCCATTATATCAACTGGCGGTTTCTACGGTACATATGTTGACCTTGACGGCACGGTGCGAACCGAAGCTGAATTGGTCAACAAGTATCGTGATATGGCTATGCACCCTGAAGTAGACTCTGCCCTTGAAGATATTGTAGATGAAGCTATCGTGTGTGAAGAAGGTGAAAAGACTGTCTCTATCGTCCTAGACGATCTTGAAGACCTTCCCACTAATATTAAACGGGTTATTGAAAAGGAGTTTGAGGAAATCCTTAGGCTTCTAGAGTTCAATACCAAATCCTATGATGTTTTCCGTCGCTGGTATATTGACGGACGCCTCTATTACCATGTGATGGTAGATGAAACCAATACCATGGAAGGCATCAAGGAACTCCGCTATCTAGACCCCCGGAGAATTCGTAAGATTCGGGAAGTCACTAAGACCCGTGACAAGCGGATGCCAAATGTTCCGATCCAAAAGACGGTGAACGAATACTACCTCTATACCGAAAAGGATATGGCGGTTAGTGGCAACAAATCTCTTGTCACTCAATCATCAGCCAACGGTATCAAGATCGCCAAGGACTCTATCGTTCACTGTACCTCTGGCCTCGTAGATAACGAAGGCAAGATGGTCCTAGGATTTCTCCACAAGGCGATCAAGCCACTCAATCAGCTACGGGCCATGGAAGACGCTGTGGTCATTTATCGTATCTCCCGCGCCCCCGAGCGCCGCGTCTTCTATATTGACGTAGGCAACCTCCCCAAAATGAAAGCCGAACAATATATCCGAGACATGATGGTCAAGCACCGAAACAAGCTGGTCTATGACCAATCTACCGGTGAGATCAAGGATGACCGCAAGTTTATGACCATGTTGGAAGACTATTGGCTTCCTCGTCGGGAAGGCAACAAAGGAACTGAGATCACAACCCTTGAGGGTGGCCAGAGCCTTGGTGTTTTGGATGACGTACAATACTTCCAGCGCAAGCTCTACAAGTCCCTGAACGTGCCTCTGAACCGTCTAGAGCCCGAAGAAACCTATGCCATCGGACGGGCCACAGAAATCAGCCGCGACGAAATCAAGTTCGCCAAGTTTATTGATCGGCTACGGCTAAAGTTTTCCGGCATGTTCCTCAAAATGCTTGAGAAGCAGCTAATCCTAAAAATGATTGTCACCCCCGATGAGTGGAATGACATTCAATCCGAAATCAAGTTCCGCTATCTCCGAGATAACTGTTTCTCGGAACTCAAGGATCAAGAAATCCTGATGGGCCGCATGACGGTCCTACAGCAGATTTCCCTATATGTTGGACGCTACTATTCCAACGCTTGGGTTCGTCGTCACATCCTCAAACAGAGCGATGAGGATATGGAGCTTATTGACGCCGAGATCGCCAAGGAAACGCTTGATCCTCAATACCAGACCCCAATTGATGCCATGGACAGCTTTGATCAGTTCGGCATGGGATCAAGTGGTCAACCACCTCCCGGTCCTCCCGCTAATGGCAAAGACCCTATCGGTCCCGGTGCTACAGGTGGACTAAATAAAACTAAACCCAAACCAAAAGCTCTAAACGAATAAGATGGAGAAATAAGTGAATGGCTAATACAGAAAATCTACTTGCCGGTATCTTCGGACAAGACCCACTAAAGACCAAGGAAGCCTTTGATGATCTAATGAAAGATAGGCTACAGGTCACAATAGACGATTACAAGTCTGACTACACAAAGAACATCTTTACTGACCCAACGGCCGAAGATGAGGAACCTAGAGACAAAGACGAAGAAAGTGTCACCGAAGACCCCAAAGATGACACCGAAGAAGAATACGAACTAACAGACGAAGACTTAGCGGCTCTTGAATCCCTCACGGATGAAGAACTTGAAGACTTGATAAATGACA